ATAATAATTCAGTTACAATTGTATGTTTTCTTGGTTCATTGGGTAAAGTGTCTCTTGTAAATTGATCATCTGTAAGAGTATGTGCTAAATCAAAATTAGCATATGAAACATATGGAGCAATATCAGGAGTTACACTATTACGATAATTTTGATATTCTATATTAAATTCTCTTCCCTTAATCCATAAATCAGGTCTTTTGATACCAATATATTGATAAGAAGATAAGTATTGTAATGCTCTTTCAGAATCCTCAGTTGCAACATCAAAAGCATCATAAGTCGCAGCTGAATTTGTCTCAACAGATCCAGCATTAAAAGTATGATATGTTGGAGAATTTATCTCTAAATTTAAAGGACGATTTGTCACAGCATCAACACCTAAACTAAAACTATCTGCTGTTGATCTTATTGTGTTTATTTGGGGTTGAGATTGTTTTGTTAATTGATTTGTTATTGAATCAGCAATACTTTCAGGAGATTTAAATCCTGTAGGAATTTCTAATTCTAATTTCTCAATATATTCAATATAATCTAAATCTGATGGTGAAGATAAAGATGCATTTAAAATTGATGGTATTGATGCTGAATCACTTTGACTTCCATATCTAGTTTCTGTTTGAGTAAATATTTTAAATCGTGAATTATTATGAATCGGTTTAATTCTATTTCTATTTTGTGCTGTTGAGAGTGAAGCACTACTATCACCTATCTGAAAATAAAAAGCATCATCATCACAATAATATGAATTAAGGTCTCCATTATTTTGTAAATTTCCTGAACTTGTTAAAAGAGCATAAGGACCATTCATCATACCTTCTGTTGTTGCATCACGAGATGCATTCCAATCAGGAGTAGATTCTTTGTTTATAAATCTTCTTGGTAATGAATAAGCAATCTCACCATGATTTGTAATATAATAATTATATAAGATTGTTGATTTGTTATTATATGTTTCAATACTCTGTGTGACATTTGAAGCCGTTATCCTTTCATAACCCCATATTTTATCATTACTTCCATTAATTAAATTTATGGGAGTTTGTTGTGTAAAGGTAATTGTTTTATCACCTACAAAAGAATTATTTATCTGAATAGCATTATCATCAGAACCAGTTTCAGATATAAAACAATTATGTACTGATATCCTATCACCTGCATTTACCTTCACTCCTTCACCTAGTTTATTTGTGAAAAGTGAATTTGAATTTAAATTGCCTCCTATATATTCAGCACTTTGCTGATGTGAACAATCTAATAAAGTAATATATTCAGACATTTATAATTATAAAAATATTTTAATAGAATACAGATAATTAAAAACAATCGGAAAAGAAGCCTTCTTGTCCTAATGATTTTCCTTGTGCCTTTTTAATTGTATTATGAATCTTTTGTTTTTCTAATTCTTTTTCCTTTGCTTTTCTTTTTTCTTCTTTTCTTGCCTTTCTGACTTGTTCATAACCATCCAGAGCAGATTGTGTTGCCTTTGCAGAAGTCTCCAATGCAATCTTACGAATATCATCTTCTGTTATATTATTAGTAATATTTTTAGTTTCGTGAGTAATATTATTTACAACTGGTCTCATTGCTTCTTTTTCTTCTTTTATTTTTTCTTCTTTGATTTGTTTAGGCATTTTCATTTTACCTTCTTTTCTCAATACTGCATTCTTCCTTCTTGTTTCCATCGCCTTTTCTCTCGCCTTTGCTAGTTTTTCAAGTGCCTCTGGTGTCATTTGTCTTTTCCGTTTAGGTTTCTTCACAACTGGTGTTTCGGGTTCAGGTCTAAGAGTTTTCGGAGGAGTAGGAGGGTCAGGTTCATTTGCAAAAACTTCATCCTTATCGATCTTTAACTTTGGAACTTCCTCTGGTAAAATATCTTCAATATCTTCTTCTATTACAGGTGCTTCTATAATTTGTGGGAGAACACTATTATTTTCCATTGTCTTTTTATTATTAATTTATAATTTTTTATTGTTATAAAAAAAATTTATATTACTTTAATAGAAAAATATGTCTGATTCAGAAGAAGAAAAACCTGTGCCTAAAATGGAAAAAAAAGTTTCATTTAAAACTCCTAATGTTTTACCTGTTAAAGCAGATGTAAAAAATCCTCGTATCTTACCTATACACGAAAATATGATTAAACCTCCTGGACTTTTACTTGCCATAGGGAGTGTGCGATCCGGTAAAACTGTCCTGCTGAATAATTTAGTTTTCCGTAGTCGTGAAGATGGTTTTTATGATGCTCAAGAATATTATGATCAAATAATGGTCTACTCAAATACAATTAATAATGACCCAAGTGCAAGATTTTTAAAGAAAGCTTGTCATGTCACTGACCATTATGATGATGGGATGATTGCTGAATTTATAAGAAAACAAAAAGATTATGGTGAAAGAGATGATATGCCTTTCACAGCGATGTTTCTTGATGATATTCTAGGTAGAAATGTAAAAAGAAATAATGAAATTAGTTTTTTATGTACACGTTATCGTCATATGAATATAGGATTATTAGGAATATTTGTTCAAAATTTTAAAAGTGTAGATACTATCATTAGAAATAATGCAACAGATATTATCATATTCAGACAAACAAATCAAAAACAATTAATAGGTATTGCCGAAGAGTTTCACGGACAATTTGGGTCTATGGAAAATTTCCTAAAAATATATAACATAGCAACATCTAAACCATTTGCTTTCTTATATTTAAAAATACAGGAAGGTTTAGCATTACAAAGTTTTGAAAGAATTATTGCAAGAGGAAGTCAGATAATTGGTGAAAATGGAGTAGAATTGACAGATGAACAAAAAAAGTTAATTTAAAAGTTTTCCTAAATTTTAAGGAAAAAATGAAAATTTCTTAAAAGTTAGTTAATGTTCCTTAACATTCTTAAATTTCTTATCGGTTATTTTGAGAAAAAAAACTACTATCTAATTAGTAAGGTTTTATGTTTTCCTTGAATTTTCTAAAAAAATAAATAAATTTGATTAAATATTAAAGATTTTTTTCTAATATATAATAAAAAATGGATAAGTATGGAAATACTCAAAATGATTATTTTAATATTTATATTTCTACATTTCATTCAGATAAAAGCAAAAGCACTCAATATGTTAGAAAGAGTGAATTAAAAAAAAATTTTAAAAATAATCCTCAACATCTATCAATAAGAGAATTTAAAGTATGGAAGATATATTATGTTACATATTATCTTGATGCAGTTGAAAAATATAATATTGATCTTAATTTCATAGAATATAGATTTAATAAAAATAATAATTCCCTTTTGGTTTATTTAAAACAAATCAGCATAAGTGATTTAGATCAAGCAGAACATACACACTCTTTGCATTCTCAAAAGTCATCACTAATAAGTGATATTTTATCTGGAAAGAGAAATAAATTCATAAACAACTTTTTAGAATATGATAAGATGGTTTATGTATTTAACAATCGGAAACATTTTTAATATAATAATCTCTTCTTAAAATACCATATAGTTTTGTTTCTCTTGAAGGTTCTGTTCTTGCAAAAGTAAGATTATATTTTTTTATCAAAATCTCTTTTAAAAAATTTAAATAAATTAAAGGAGGTTTGTAATGCCCTGATTCATTATCAAACATTATTTCATTATTCTTACTATTATAATTAATATTTCCTGCTATGAAAACTGATTTGTTTTCTGCTAAAATATGGTGGTGAATATGAAAGGTATATTCATAATATTTACTCATATAATAAATTGTATCGGGATCATCACATTTAATTACATAAATAAATTTTCCTTTATCTTTTTCAGGGATGTTTGCAGGTTCTTCAAAAATTAAATCTTCATTTAATTTTTTTACAACTAATAATTCATTTGATATTTTTGTTCTTTCTTCTAATTGTTTAGGATTTTTTTTTATTAATTGAGGAAGAGGTTGATATGTCATTTATTAAAGTATAAGATTTTAAAATAAATAAATTTGAATTATTTAAAGATTTTTTTCTAATATATAATAAAAATGGATATTGTGGAAATGTTGAGTGATATGAAAATTATGACTATTAAACTTTTGGAAACCTGTGAACAAGAAAGTGTAGAAGATTGTATTAGTTATATTATAGATTTAAAAGAAAAACTTTCTAAATATGAGGTTATTGATGAAAATAAAAATATTATTAATATTAAAGAAATGGATGACATTAAGAATGCATTAAAGAATTGGAAACGATTTAACAAAAATCAAGATGGAACATTTAAACTAGATGATAATGGAGATAAAATTGTTAAGCCTCCTCCATCTGAAAAATCAATTAGAGATTATATTAATGTTATCAAACGTGCTGGTGTCAAAAGTCCTGAGGATTTAAAAATTCTTGAAGACTGGAAGTCTGTACAAAAGGATATAGAATCAAGAGTTTCTGCCGATACATCAAGAACCACTAATTATATTGCTATTGTATCTATTTTGACTGCTCTTGATCTTTACCCTGAATCAAGAGAACAATATAGAAATCTTATGCAGAAGGGAAATGAAAAATATAAAAAGGATAATGAAACTGGTATTATTTCTAAAAAACAAGAAGAAGCATTTGCTACTAAAAAGGAATTTGATGATATGGTAACTAAGATGAATGAAGAATTAACTTTAACTAAAACACCTAATCTTGATGATACACAAGCATTACAAGATTATATACTTGTAAAATTATATCAACAATATCAAGTCCGTAATGAATTAGCAACTCTTAAGAAAATTACAAAAGAAGATTTTGATAAACTAACTAATAAAAAAAATTATTTAGTTATTGATGGTAAGAAAATGTATATCAGTCTTAACGATTATAAAACAGATAAGACTTTTGGTGAAAATGTTTTAAAAATTAAACCTGATTTAAAAAAATTATTTAACAATTGGTTTAAATATTACAACAAAGATAAGGAGCATGTATTTATGCAAATGAATGGTGATCCTTTTAATACAAATAATCTTTCAAAAGCACTTACAAGAATCACAAAAAAACATATGGGTAAATCTATCTCAACTAGAATGATAAGAAAAATATTTGTTTCTGATGAATTTAATGAAACCAAAGAAAAACAATTGAAGAAAGCAAAAGAAATGGGGCATAGTGTAGAGACCCAAAATTTAATTTATAATAAGAAGAAACCTAAATCATCTCAATAAATTTGAATTTAGATTTACAAAAAATCTAAAAACTTTGAGAATGCCAAGTCTTTACGATACACTTACTAAAAGTCTTGAATATTCAAGAAAATCTAATTATGAAAAATTAGATATTCTGGACAAACAATTAGAACAAAATGAAATAAATGAGGGTCAGTATCTGAAAGAAGTAAATAAATTAGTTAAGAAAAACTAGGACATTTAAAATCCTCAATCTCTTTTAAATCTTCATAAGTTAATTGATGTGGATGATTCTTATTCGTTAATTTCATATGTTTTGTCATAAAGAACTGCCATTTGGCTTCTTGATGTTCTAATTCTCTTTTTGTTAAACAAGGATAATCTTCTAGCAAATGTATTTTATAATCATTATTAAATATAATTTCTGCCGAACCCCTATATGTTCTAGGTTTGTTTGTCATACCCATAAATCCTCTGAAATCTGTTTCGTGTCTATATAATCTTTCTTTTAATGGAACTTTTGTTGATCCTACATATCCTTCACCAGTGACATTACATTTCATTAAATAAATTTTTCCTGTTGAATAATCATACTTCATTTTAATATATATTAGATAAAAATTTAGAAACTCAAACGAAAATTTCCTTTTTTTACTTGTAAAGATGCAATAGAATATTCTTTAATTTTCTTTTTTAATTGTAATTCTTCTTTAACTTCATCTGATATTTTACATTGAATATCTTTTTTATATTTTTCATTAATTAGTTTAACGGCACGTCTGACCGAACTAATATCTCCATATTCTTTAATATCATCAATAGATTCAAATATTTCTTCTTCTGAATTAAATAAACATTTTTTTAAATCATATCCATTTTTACAAAAAGAAATAATCTTTTTTGATTCTAGAATAACATCATTTCTTTTTTTTACGGATAAAGGCATTTACTTCTTAAAATAAAAAAAAATAATCAATTATACTAAATGGGCAAATATGATGATAAACCCCTTAATAAACCTTTTAAATCAGATGTAGCAGGTAAAAAATTTTCAGTAATAGTAATGGATAAAGGTAAAAGAAAGAAAGTTAATTTTGGAGCAAAAGGGATGCCTGATTGGAGAAGTGGAACAGCATCCAAAGCACAAAGAAAATCATTTAGAGCAAGAATGATGGGTATAAAAAGAAAAGATGGAACATTTGCTTATAAAGATAAAACTTCCCCAGCATATTGGGCATTAAATTATTTATGGTAAAAATATAAAATAAATTATTATATAAATGTCATCATTAGGATTTGCTGATGAATTATCTTTAGGTAATCAAGCAACTGAAAGAATTCTTGGTATCAATGCAAAATTAAAAGAAAACAGATTAGAAAATATTAAAAATGCTAAAACCGAACTTGCTGGTTTAGATACAAGTGGTCGTGAAGAAAAAACTCTCGGTGAAGCCGTTTTAGGACAAGTTGCTAGTAAAGGAAAAGATATTCAGGCAGGAGCAAAGATTGTTAAATCAACACCAAAAGCATTAGGAGTTCTTGCAGATAATGTTGAAAAATATGTTATTGGTGGAACACAGAAGGCATTTGAAGGTATACATGAGGGTATTTATAATCTTGTAAAAGATGATAAATCTCCTTTATTTGTTAGACAAGAACCTTCATTATTTAAATCTGATGCTCAAATAGTTAAAGAAGATCCAACAAATTTACCAGCATTTTTAAGAGAATCTAAAAGAGTTTCAAGAGGAACTACTCTTGGTGAAGATGTTTCAGGTTTCTTAAAAACAGCAGGATCAACTGGTGAAACCATCGGGGCAAGGGCAGGTTCAATAGGAAAATTAGGAATAGCATCAACTGGTCTTACAATTGGTTTAGGAGTTATGGATGGTATAGAAGATATTAAGTCTGGTAAAATTGAGGGAAATAATTCTGCTGAAAGAGTTAGTAATGTTGCAACACAGATATCTGGTGCTCTTGAGGGTGTAGGAACTGCTCTTGATCTTACAGGAGTTGGTGCCGAGGCAGGAGTTGCTCTAAACCTTCTTGGAGGGGCAGTAGGATTGATCGGGGCAGGAGCAGAAGCTGTCGGTGAGGTTGAAGAAGAAACATCAGCAAAATCAAAGGTTCAAGATTTACAAAAGAAACAAGTTCAACCTGTTTCTGTTGGAGTTGGAGGAGAAAGTGGTGCCGAGGTTAAACCGAATTAAAGGTTAAATTCTTAAATTAAAATATTTTCTTAAATAAATGGGTGAAGAAAATGAAATCTTCATTGTCGGAAATGGTAAATCATTAAAGGATTTTGATTTTAATTTTTTAAAAGATAAAGAATGGATTGGTTGTACATTAGGATATCGGCATTGGAGAGAAATAAATATGTATCCTACACATTATGTGAATGTTGATGGAGTTGTTTTAAAAAACAATCTTGAGGATATTAAAGATTTAATCATAAATAAAAGGTGTGAAAGTTTTTTACTTTGTGCTAGTATAATTAAAGAATGGACTGATATCCAGAATTATGAAAATGTAACATTTATACAACAATATAAAATGTCTCCTAAAAATCCATTTAGGAATCTTATAGATTATTGTTCTGGATCCACGGCAACAATTTTAGGATATTGTTTAGGTTTCAAAGTTATTAATCTTTTAGGAATGGATTGTAATTATGTTGAATTTATTCCTGAATGCATGAAATTATCTGATGGAACTCTAAAAATAATTAAAGAACCAATTGATAATCCAAATTATTATTATCCTAAATATCAACAAGTGGGAGATATTTATAATCCTCCGAATTCTGAAAGAATTCATTTTGAATCATGGTTTGATGTAAGAAATATATTTCTTTTGTTTAATTTATTAAGAGGTGAAAGTATAAAATTATATAACTGGACAACTCCTGAAAACAGAAAACTTGCAGATTATTTTGAGAGTAAAAATATAGCAAATTTAATCTAATATAAATAAATGGATTTTAAAGATATTCCTAAACTTGTAATAAATTTAAAGCATAGAAAAGATAGAAATCAACAAATTAAAGATGAATTAAATAAATATAATTTATCTGCTGAAAGAGTAGATGCTATTAAACACGATAATGGTTATATTGGTTGTGCTTTATCTCATATAAAATGTTTGGATATTGCTATTGAGAGAAATTACGAAGAAGTTGTTATATTGGAAGATGATTTTATATTTTTACAAAATCCAGATAAATTAAATTTAAATATTGATTATGATGTATTTTTGTTAGGTGGAACAATGTATAAATATGAAAAGCAAAATAAGGATTTTTATAAAGTAAATGATGCAACAAGAACAGAAGGATATATCATAAAAAAACATTATTATGAAATACTTAAAGAATGTTTTAGTGAATCAGTAAGAAATTTATTAATTAAACATGAGCATAATTATAAACTGGATATCTTATGGAAAAAATTACAAAAAAAAGATAAATTTTATTTTAACACAATAGGTTTGATTGGAGGTCAAAGAGAAGGTTTTAGTGATATTGCAAATCAGCATTTAAGAAGAGATAATAAAAAATATGGTTATGATTAATTAACTAAATTTCTTAATCTATTTATAATTTTTCTTAATCTTTCATTTTCATCAAGTAAATCTTTTATTATATTTAAGATATCATCAAAATCATTGGTTACTCTATGCATTATATCATCTTCAGATTCAGAATCAGAATCAGAATGAGTTTCCATATTATTTAATTTATTTTTTAATTTATTTTATATAAATATAATAAAATGTCTTACTTTGTTGCTTCTGATAAAATACCTATTTCTCAAAAGTCTGTTCGTATTCCTGCCGAAAATGGTGTTAACTATATTGCTGGTCAGGAGATTCGTTTAAGAATTGATCCATCTGTAAAATTTTTTAATCCACAGGAAACTTATCTTGAGGCAAAGGTAAGAGTTAAGCCTCCTACGTATTCTGCTAGTGGTATTGATAATCTTCCTTGTCCTACAAAGTTAAGTCTCGATGCTGAGACAGGAATGCAATGTTTATGTCGTCGTATTGCTATTCATGATTCTAATGGTGTTTTACTTGAAGAAATTGATAATTACAATACTCTTGTATCTTTAATGTATGATTATCAAACTAATGATAGTTTGAGAGGTAAACGTGCCTTAACCGAGGGTTCGGGTTTTCCTGTAAGTGATTCTCGTGGTACAAACGGAACTACTCGTTCCACTGCTAATCAAACTAGAAATAATAATTATTGGAGAAATGAACACGGGACTCTTGCTATTATGAATTCATCTTGGACTGCTGATAACTTTGTTGATGCTAAATGTATTATCCCATTACACACAGGAATATTTTCAAATGATAAAATCTTTCCTAACATGCTTATGGGACAAAATGGTATTACTGTCACCATTTTACTTGAAGATAATTCAAGAGTTTTCCGTCAACTTGATGGTGCTATGAGATTCCGTAGATTACCTCTCAATCCTAAATTCAGAGGTAGAACTCTTGCAGGTGCTTCTGTTGTCAATAATGGTTCATTTAATGAAGTTTATTTTAAACAAGAAAATAGTATTAATCAAGCACCACAGAGTCTTCCATTTTGTGTAGGAGAAAAACTCGGTTTCCAAAGATGGATCGCTGGTAATGCATCTGTTGTTGCTTTCCAAAATGCTTCTCATCTTCCAGTTATTAAGAGTATAGAAGTTGAAGGAGGATTTATTAAAGCAACTCTTAATGCTTCTGTTGAAATTAATGGAAAGGGTATGGATGCTTCGGCACAAGAACTTTTCGCCTTCTCTCAATCGGTTAGTGATGCTACTACCTATGATGTAACTTATGAGGTTAGTGATGTAAATCTCATTGTCCAAAGTGTCTCGGCTGGATCTCAATATGAAAATGAAATGATGAGAAAAATGAAAGAAGGTGGTTCAATAAATTATGATTTCTTATCTACAACTTGTTATAAGCATTCTCAACTTGCTAGTGATCGTGTTGCGAACATTCGTCTCCCAATAAATAATTCTAGGGCGAAATCAATCCTATGTGTCCCAACAGATGCAACAAATTACACGACTAAACAAGTATTAAATGCTTCTGAAACATATAATTTAATAAGCAATGAACAAACTGTCACAAATGAATGTCCTGACTTTTATTTAAGAAGTAATCGTCCAAGTCTTGAGGGAATCACAGATGGAATTGTTGATTTCCAGTTTCTTTATGATTCAAAATTACAACCGAATCGTCGTGTGCCTTGTAGCAAGGTTGCTTCTAGTAAATCTATTGATGCCCAGCATCTTATCCTTTTGGATCAAGCACTTTCGCAAGCAGGAATCACTGGACATAGTTTCCAGAGATTCAATCAGAACTTTGTTATCGGGAAACCTCTTGCCCTCGGGGATGGTGTTTACAATGGTGTCGGAAAAGATTTCTCCTTACAGGTAAATTACTCTGATTCAAGTGCAAAGAATAAATTATGGTGTTGCTATGTTCATCATATTCGTAGAATTGTTGTTTCGGGGGATTCTGTAAGTGTTGAATTGTAAATTTAAAGAAAGTAAATTATTTTATTTAATTTATTTATTTTATATAATTATATTATAAAAATGAGTTCTACTTCGTATATTCAGTTAGCACCGAGCAATCATCCTAGTAATTCTACTATAAGTTACAGGGACGGCAATCCAGTCGTAAATTTTATTTTAGGTGAGCAAGACAGATTTCTAATTGGATCTTCTGTCCGACTTGTTGGAAATATTTCTGTTTATAAAACTTCTGATGGTGCTGGATTTGGTAATGTTCCTCTTGCAACAGATGATCTTAACATTTCTCCTAAATTAGGTGTATATGGTATATTGGATCAAATTACTTTATCTTCTCAAAAGACAAAAAATGTAATTGAATCTGTAAGACATTATGGACGTTTCCTTGCTTCTTACTTACCAAATGTAAGTTCTAAACAAGAAGCATTAGGTCATATGTCTGCTACGAGTGGTATGGTTCCGAATGTCAGTTTACAGCAAAAGACTTTTCCTGCTAATGTAAATGGTTCTGCAAGTGCAGACAGAAATTTCAGAGGAAATAGTTTTTGTATTAACCTTCCAACAGGCTTCCTAATGAGTCGTGAAAACATTAGTTTAAGTGGTAGAGGAGGAGGAATCGGTGGTTTAGAAGTATCTTGTCATCTTGCTCCTGATAGTCAGTTCCTTAATGGATCATGGAGTAATGCCTTTTATCAATTAACAGATGTGAATCTTATTTGTGAAGTTGTTAACCCATCACCTGATGAACTATCAAGAATGATGAGTCAAACTTCTGCAACTATGGAATACAATGCTATTTCATCTTATTACCAAACTATTGCCTCTTCCAATGCTATTATTAACTTCCGTTTAGGTTTAAGTCGTGTATTAGGTGTATTTATGTCATTTATTCCCTCTGTAGCATTAAACAACTTATCATATGATGGATATCAGACAACCCCTCTTATAAATAATTTAGCAACACAGGAGATTGCTCCTATTAATCAAGTTATATTTACACGTGGAGGAGAACGTCTTCCACTAATGTACAACCTAGATACGAATGTTCGTGATGATGCTAGTTCAACTATTTCTGATCCACAGGTATTAAGAAATCTTGTTAATTCTTTCCAAAACTTTATGAAAACAATCAAGAGTCAACAAAGTCCTATTACTAATGATCGTGTAGATGGTGGAGGAACTGCTCTTACAGAATATGCTGATGCTGGTAAAATGTTTGGTGTTGGAGTTGCCTTTGATAATATTTCTGGTGAAGGTATAGATTTCAGAACTGAAAATTTCGGAGTTCAGATGGAAACTGGACTTACTGCTGATGTTCCTCATTCTGCTTTCTTATTTGTAAGATCAAAGCAAACTCTTGTAATGAATGCAAATGGTCTTCAAGTAATCCAGTAAATAATAAATTTTTGTAATTTTATTTATTTATTTTAATTTTATATAATTATATTATAAAATGAACAACGATATGAGCAATGAAGTTGATGAAAAGGGTCGTATCCCTAACCTTGTTAAAATAGGAGCAATTGCTACTGATACTGCTATGGATATGGATCAGGAAGTTCTTGATCCAGTCGTGAATAATCAGGATTTTTGTAGATTCGTTTTAAGCAATAAAGGTTTTCTCCATTCTTTTTCAAAGATTACCCTAGGATTATCTGCTCCTGCTGGAAATGGTTCTTCTACTTTTCCTGTTGGAGTAGGAGTTCATTCATTAATCCGTCGTTGTGCTTTACGAGTCGGCACTACAATTATTGCTGAAACTGATGATTTTAATCATTGGATGGGATACAAATCAATGTTTATTGATAATGACATTAATTTAGAAAGAGAAACTTATTTAACATCAAGAATAATGAATCATGATGTTATTTACACAAATCTTAATGGTTTAGAAAGTAATGTTAATGCATCTTATATGGGTCTTAAGACTTATTTAGAATATGATGTAGAAGATGATGGTGCCGAGGGTAACCTAGAACCACAAAAAGAAATTATGGCAGGGAACACTCCTGTTTTCCAGATATCTGTTGCGGATCTATTTCCTTTCCTGAGATTTAATCAGCTTCCTTTATACATGATTGATCAGCAGGTCTCAATTGAACTTACTTTCCAACCTGCCTCTACTTTTGAAAGATGTATTCACGAAGGTAGTGAACCAGCAGGAACAACTTATAATATGGATACAACACAGACTAAATTCATTGCATCTTACATTTATTATGATGGTGAAATGATGGAATCTTACAGAAGTCAAAACCCAGTTTTAGAATGGACTTATAATGATTACAGACTTAATAAGAGAAGTTATACACAGGCACAATTACAAACTCAACAGACATTAGAAGTCGGTGGTGCTGGTCGTTTAGTCGGAAAGGTAGTCACAAGTTTAGAAAATATTCTTGCTGCTCCTGACTCTACTATGACAAGTGCTTTTGAGTCTTCTGCTCCTGCTGTAAATGGAGGAAACAATGGTTTATTCACCACGAACCTTCTTTATAATGATCACAGGCTTTATCCAATCGATCGTAGCAATCCTGCATTACATTTCCACGATGTTGTACAAGCAGAACAAAATGTTCCTAATGTAACTCGTCAAGAATTTATGAAACAAGGTGGTGGTCTTTCCTCTGATTATAGTTATATGGAATATGATTTCTCTGATAGCACAGAAGGTCTAAATGGTCGTTTTCATTATATCTGTTATCGTCCAACTCGTAATGAAAGAATTAATTCCAAGGGTCTTCAATTAGAATTAAAATACACTGCAACTCTTGCAGGAACTTTTGTTCATAGAACTTGGTTGGAACTAGTTAAGACTTGTAAATTAGAAAATGGAATGATGAGTTCTGAATTTGCTTAAAACTCAATTAAAAATTTTTTAGTTTCAGTATTAAAATTACCCGATTCAGAAGAATTAAATAATTTTTTCATTTTATATTTATAACGATATTTTTTACCATGTTCTTTTTGATATTCCTTTTGATATTTTTGTCTTGCTAATATTTTATGTTTATTATTTTTATAATACTGAACATTATAATCTCTTCTGTATTGTCTATAATTAGGATCTTGAGACATTTTTTCATAATAATCTTTTTGATATAATTTTCGTTTTTGAATATTTAACTGATAATAATCTCTCATATATTTATTAGATTTTATTCTTTTTTGATATAGTTGTTCAGGAGTAAGAATGAAATCACTAGGTAAATTCTTTGCTCCCTTTGTTCTTCCCATTATATAAATAATATTATATTTTATTTTTAATTATTTAACGAGTAAACATAATTTCTTGGATCACCATAACCTCTTGCAATATCTGTAAATTTATTTTCAGATTGTTCAAAATCAATTAAATATAATGTATTTTTATTTTCATTAAATAATATATTCTTTAATCTAATATCATTATGATACCAACCATATTTATATAAAATTTTTTCATAACTTAAAATTTGTAAAGTATCTAGTTTATCTCTTTTAATATTTTTACCTACATTTTCAATTATTAATTTCCTTTGAGATAAAGAGTAACCATAAAGTTTAGGCAAGAAATCAAGATTCTTTTTATTAAAGAATAAATAAAATTTTAATTCTCTCTTAAATGCAATCCCATCACTTTTAAATTGTTTTATGATATATCTTTTTTTTTTAATCAAAGGAAAACGATTTCCATTTGTCATTTAAATTATTCTTTGAGAAAAAATGAAAAAAAATTAAAAGTTTGCTTAACTTGTAAAGTGTTTTATAAATTTTTATCTGGTTAATTTTGAATTTTTATTTACTATCTAGTTAGTAAGGTTCTGTGTTATTTTGTTTATGTATTAAATCATTAAATTTACATTTTGGTCTTCTCCAATAGTATTCAATTTTTCCATAA